GCAGATTTATATTCATCGGACTTTTCAGGATTAATATGAAAAAATTGATTTTCTGAAATATATTCCGTCACTTCTTTGAAATACTCCATTAAAGTTTCTAAATCAACGGTTTCTATTTTTTTATTAAAATCAGCAGGAATAGCCCACCCCAGGTCGATTAAAAGACCATCTACTTCATGAAGTTCTTTTAAAATATCTACCACTTTATCTTTAATCATCAGTTCTTCCTTTTAAGTATTCAAAATATAAAGCACACGCAAAGGCGCGACTTCATAGGTATTGTACTCTCATCTTGCCGTGATGTCTAAGACTTTTTAGTTATAAAAACGGATTTTGATATAACTAAAAGTTCTAAGGAAAACTTCTATGTGATGTAGACACAGGCCGTGAGATAGTATACAATCTATGGTCAGCCAGGACTATACCTGGGACTGAGGATAATAAGGTGAATGATGATGGAGATTACTGTCTTTAGTACTGAGAAGACGAAACAAGGAGGCAAGATAGAATATTACGAAACATTTAATGAACTTGCTAATAAATTTAGCAATTTTGAAATAGGACAGAAAAACGGTTCTGGCTTTATTAGGGGAAAATTAGACCCACCTACTAGAAAGAATGAAAATAGGTGTGGTAGTGAGTTGCTAATTATAGATGGAGATACGGGGAAAGATGGCGGTCAATGTATTGCCCCTCAGCAGCTTCATCTAGGCTTAGTCGAACAAGGTATAAATCATTTCATATACACTTCGCACTCTCATACTATAACTGCTAATAAGTTCCGCTGTGTAGTCCATTCTGAATACTATGAAACTGATGATCAATTAAAAAGAAACATAGAAGCAGTAATACAGAAATATGATATAAAGTTTGTGAAGGAAATGAAAGCCTGGTCTCAAATTTGGTTTGATCCTAGAAGATCCCAGAATGACGGACTATTTGAATTTTATGAATATCACAAAGGAAATAAATGGAGTCTTATAAATGACCAAGAAAGCAAAAGCAAGAAAGAAACGAATGAAAAGGAAAGGGGTGCGAATGGAAATACTGAAACCCTCGATGACCTGCAAGAAAACATTAGAACAGGATCAGAATACCACGAAAGCTTGAGAACACTAAGTTATCAGTATGTTAAAGATGGGATGAGCAAGCCTAATGCTAAAGCAATATTGCGAGTGCTTATGAATGGCAGTCAAGATAGTGGATCTAAAAGATGGCAAGAACGCTACGATGAAATAGATAGATTAGTTGATAACATAGAGTCCATGGACACAGCGTTTGATCTAGAAAATTTTAATCCTTCTAATATAAATGATGGGAAATTCCCGAAGCCACCTGGATTGCTAGGTGATTTATATAAAGCAGCTTATAACTTTCTGTTGTTACAATCAGAAGAAGTAGCAATTGCTAGTTCATTAGGAGTTGTGGCTGCTATCGTAGGGCGGAAGTTTAACACCTCTGAACCAATGGCTAGTGGGCTGAATCTCTTTTTAACCATTATAGCTAATACAGGCTGCGGAAAGGACAGGATAAACGATTTCATTCGCATGTGTCTTAATTCCGCTAATGATGGAGTCAAATCTTATGATAGCTTTATAGCTCCATCTCATTTCTACGGGCCCAAGGCTATTGTAGATCATTTTACCAGTGCAAGAAGCGGTATCAGCATTATATCAGAAAGTGGTTTAATGATGAAGACTACTGCAGGTGCCGTTGAGGCTAAAACTGCATTTATGTTAGATGGGTTTCAGTGTGCTCATTCTAATGGATATACAAAGTCTCATGGGTATAGTAAATCTGAGGATAGTTTGGCTAGTATTCGGGCTATGGCTATGAGCGTTATAAGTGAGTCTACTCCTGATCAGTTATTTGAAGCATACAGTGATAGCGGTGCGTTAAAATCTGGCTATTTACCACGGCAAATTTGTCTTAGGCTAGAGAAAAATGTCACCAAAAGTAATCGCCATATTGTGCATAATCTAAGTAGTGAATTGGTGGAAAGATTTCACGATTTATGTGAAATGTGTTCTATGGTTCAATCTGAGTCAGACCCGAAGGCTCATATATTAGCGTTTGCAGAAGGTTTGGCTGCAGACTATCATGATTATTATGATAAGTCATTGGTTCTGCGAGATCAACACGCTGGTTCTGATGATGTTAAATCAGTTATGGCTAGTCGTATGGCTCAAAAGGCTGTCCGCCTGGCTGGTCTTGCTACTGTATTTAATAAAGTCGGTGGTGATAAGAGATCATTGATTATAGATAGTGCAGAATGGGAATGGGCAAAGAGCTTTATAAATTATGAGTATGAAAGAGTGTCTTCAAGTCTTAGCGGAATAGCGGGTGACCAACTAATGGATAGCGCAGCTGTTGCTGTATACAATAGAATATTTGCTATCTTAGATGATACTATATCTGATAAGAAATGCAAGGTAGCTAGAGTTCAGCAACATGCTAAACAAATTCCATATAGCAAGCTAAAAATAGCTTGTAAAAATAATCCAAATGTTAATCGTTTGAACGATAAATATGGAGCAATGAAAACAGGTTTAGATAAGGTTTTAAATGACATGCAAGATAAAGGCGCAATTAAAGTATTAGACATAGACCCATTTGGCAGATCACCAAAAGTGATTAAAGTGCTTAATAGCATTAATGATTATATGCGAGGTATAATATGAAGAGAATCCGCCTGTCTTCGACCTTTATGAAAGGTAGGCCCAGAGTAGGCTCAGGGTAGGCCCAGGGTAGGCCAGGGGTAGGGAAAAAGCCTTATAAAACAAAGACTTATGGAGCTTTTTACATAACTTACCCAGAGGGTCGCGCTGGAGCGGTATAGATAGTCATACCACCCGAATACAGGGTATTTTGGGTAAGTTAAGAGTCAAAGTACTGTAAGTTATTGTTTTATATATATATTTACCTACCCTGGAGTATACCCTCAGCCTACCCTCAGCATACCCCAGCATACCCTTTAATATATGGAGATTTATTATGCATTATGAACTATATTTACCATTTCCTCAAACAGTGAATAATTATTATCAAAAGAGCAAGTCAGGCGGAAGGTTCATCAGTCATAAAGGCCGCAAATTTCGTGACATGACATCAGAAGCTATAGTTGAACAACTGCCAGATGTGCACATTTATGATAAGGTCCTGGTGGAGATAGTCCTGTTCCCACCTGATAATAGGATGAGGGATATCGACAACTATAACAAATGCCTGTTAGATGCAATAACTCATGCACATTTATGGGAAGATGATAGCCTGATAGACCAGCTATTTAATTACAGAGGTGAGTGCAGACCGCGGAATGGATCCTGTTATGTCAGGATAACCGATGCCGGCCCTGTAGTCCGTGATGTAGGAATGTTGCCAATTTCCTAGACGCCTGGTGCACCATGACTTTCGTGCTTTTCTAAGAGATGACATTATTGTCACATTTTAATTATTGGCACATTTTAAGAAATCACATTATTGGCACATTTTTATTCATTTGAAAAACAATCGCCCAGGTGTCATTCTCGGGCAGCCCCGTAGCAAGAAAAAAATGGCCTATACTAGGCCAGGTTTATAAGGGAATCCTTTCCCTTATTTATTCAGGCTACTTAGCGGCCCAGATCTTAAGAGCAAGTTCGGCCGTATTAAGGTGCATTTTCTCGTATTTTCGCACATTATCCGAATTCGCGGGATTTCTTATATATTCACGAGCCGCGTCCAAAGATCGCTCTTCACTAGCAAGCCAGTCAAAGTAGTCATTCACAAAGCAGGCTCGAGACGCAGTCGGCATAGCGTTCTCAACTTGAAGTTTAGTCCAACCCGTCTTTAAAAGAGCGGCACGGATGGCACTTCTAGTTACGCCCAGGTCAAGTAAAATCTCAATCTCTTTATCGATAGGCTGAATAGTCTTTTTAGTAGTATTCATAGTAGTATTCCTTTAAAAGTTCGGGAAGGGGCCATCCCCTAACCGAAACACTATCATGCCCTAATCCGCCCTAAAAGTCTAGCTTTCATCTAAATCATTTTAGGTAATATTACCGAAAATAATACTAGACATCTCCATCAAAATCGCTCTGTCTAGCCTGATTTTCGGTAATAATACCGAAAATAACGCTTGACATCTCCAGCACGCGCACATATGCTGGGTGGGAGGGTGGGGGAGGGGCTAAATGTTATAATGGGAATGTAAAGGTTGACCGTGTGCAATTCCATTAAAAAAAAAATACACAAAATCATTACTCACCTCATCTTATTATTATATCCAAAGCATTATAAAATAATCCGAAAAAAATAATTTAAAAAAGACTAGACATCACATATGTTTTTATAGTACAATCGAATTATTGAGTATGAATGCAAGTAAAATTAACATGAAAGAAAGAATTCCAACAAATTATGCTAAAATAGAGAATCTGCAGACAATAACAGCGGAAGATCTATTTAGCATTGAGCTTATGGCAAAAACACTTTCTATGTCCGATTGCCTTGATGCTCTTTTTCTCACAGAAGATGATCTAACTCCACGAGAAATAAACATTGTCACCAGGGTTCATGCCCGTGGCCGTCAGTTAGGTGTACAAAAGGCTGGTGACAATCTTTTTATGCTAATGAAACAAAGAAATGGTACACTTGCTGCATTAGAGTACCTAAAGCAAATGAGCTCTACATTTACACTTGAAATTGCCCCAGAAGCTAAATCTGGTGGTTTTTCTTTTAATGTATTTCCGGCAGAAAGTGCTCCAAAGGCACCTGCGCAGAAAGTAACACCAATTAAGGAAATGAACTAACTTGTCTGGAATAGACTACATAATGTCTCCAACAACTCAAAAGTTTCATGCTGATGATCACTTTGTGCGCGCTCTTATGGGCCCTATTGGCAGTGGTAAGTCTGTTGCTTGTATTATTGATATGTGGATGCGTTGCATGCAGCAAGCTCCGAATAAAGATGGTATTAGAAAAACACGATGGCTTGTAGCTAGAAATACATATAGAGAGTTAATTGATACAACTATTCAAACATTTTTTGACTGGATACCTCAATCTATAGGTATTTTTTGGAAAATGGATATGAAGTTTATTGCAGATATCCCAATGCCTGATGGAACTACTGCTCATGTTGAGTTTTTCTTTCGTGCTATGGATAAGCCTGATGATGTTAAAAAATTATTGTCTTTAGAGCTGACAGGCGGATTCCTTAATGAAGCAAGAGAA